GGCGTAATGACGTCAAGAAGTATTTCACAGATTTTACATCATGTTCGGATGTGAGTGTGGTAGCTAGGACACTCAGTCAATCTACAGTTCAAAGGTTGTAATCACGACCCATAATTGCCCGAACAGCAGCACAATCGATACTCCATTCTCCTTGGAGCAACAAATCGATGAGATGAATCATCTCAGCGACGTCGATATTATAGCGCTTACACAAGTTATGTAGTGGAACGCGACCTAAGTCGGTGCCAGAGATACTACGAAACTTGTCGAGGGCAGAGTGGTTAATTTCAACATCATCAGGGAACCGCTGACGTAAGGCATCGTGGAGTGCGTGATCTCCGCAGTGTTGCATGGACGCAACAAGTGCACAATTAAAGAGATAAGCACGCAGGTCAAAGGAACCACGACCCGGATAATCACCGACACACTGGCCGATGGCGCGAAGCAACATACCTAAATTTGCAATCGCGTCTACCTCGCCAACTTCCGTGTACACAGGATTGTGTTTCAGAAAGGTAAGTTGTTCGAAGTTGTCAACAAAGTCGGCAGTGACATTCCACCCGGAATGATCAAAGCAATTACGAATAGCTATTTTCGCATCTGCAATGGTCATATTGGAATAATCAATAGCCATAATTTGAACGCCAATACACAGGCTAGCGACATTGTTGAGAAGTGTGGTCAGCACACTACCAGAATACTCTACATAGTCAACGGGAGTGAACCTAAGCTTACTACCACGTGTACCATACTCCATTGGGGATGAGAGTTGATCCACCAATGCTTTCATAACGCATTTATACTGGGGTGGTGTGATGTGTATAAGGAACATCATCACACTGGCACCCTGGGAAATGTCACATGTCGCTAAGTCACCATTACAGTACAATGGACCCTCAGATGTGAGGACGCGAAAAAAGTTATCATCTCCTTTAAAATAAAATGCGTTCTCTACGAGAGCACGCTGAAAACTAACACGAAGACTGTTGCGATCCGCCTTGACCAAAGACGAACAGAAACCGTGTGCGCACCGAAAATCTTGGCCGAATGCCACCAAATAGGGTTTAATCAAATAACCTAAAAGTGAAGCTGTGGTACTCATATCCACAGTAAGACGACCATACTTACCGGGTTTAGCAAATTCATCCTTCTTGAACTTCGCAATAACCCGACCCGCTAATATGAAATTATGCTCGGTGCAATCTGTAATTCCATACTCCTCTAATTCGCGTAAAGCCGCTAGCCGGAGGTGGCGCTTGGTGTGAGGTATCTTTGCGTTGCGCCTCACTTGCTCGCCGTGCGAGCTCACAACCCCGTCAAACCCGGATGCTAAAGCCAACCCCACATAAGCTCGAAGGAGCTCTGAATGGGGATGCATAGCGTCTGACACAACGTAATCATGCCACTGCAACCGATGAAAAGCAACTCGCCAACGATCTCGCTCAGATGGTCGAAGGTGGTTGCAGTCAATGCGACGGCAGCAGTAACATCCAATGGGCACACGTCGACACCGGCGATTGTCCAAATCAACCGGTAATACGCCGCTAGGGCGGCCAAGAACGTCAAGCTGGCGCGCCCGACAGAATAAAGCTGGTAAGCCATTCTGATCGTGTTTCTCATGGTGGTGTCGATAAGCTGCGACAGAGTAGTTTTCCCTATTATTGGCCAAGGTAACCCCCATGTGGGGAAAGATAGGCCCCCCGATAGAGCGGTATGCAGTGTTGACATGGCGAACTCGGTGGTCAACACCGAATTCTCCAGACAACAACGCAGCACGGGAGGCCCGATTATCCCCAACGAACAAACCATTATGCACATAGGGAGGTGCTCGTATAACACTTTCGTGATAGATACGGACAATGGTTCGTGGCCAGGGATGGGGACCGGATAGTTTAAACTAACTAAGCTAACAATGCGTTGGTTGGCGCCAGCATTAATGGCATGAAGTTTATACATAAGACATTTCTGAAAGACAGCGTCGATCAGATTAAGGTCAGTAAACTTATACACATTGAGGCAGCCGTGTGTGATGGTGTTCCATATTCCGCCATTGTCACCCAATCCCATGGTGAGAGCATAGGTGGTGAGGGTGGCTAGCTGTTCCGATTGCAAAACAACCAGACGCTTAAACCGGAAACCATGATGGTACATTTTAGCATCCATAGGGTCTAACACAAAGTTACGCACAACTGGAATGTACATAAACATTGCGGACAGGGGGTTGGCGATCCACTGACTCCATATACCATCAATAAAGGTGGGACGTATAGAGTATAACCACGTTTGTTCAAGACGTGGAAGTGGATTGTCAACAGGCGGCACAGGTAACCCAACAGGTGGGGGGTTAGGCTGTGGATCACCATTAGCTACAACAACCTGTCCAGGAACGGGATTCTGGTCAGGCGGAGCAATGGCGACATCAGCGTTCTGGACCAGAACAACTGGCATCTGTCCGGGAACAACAGGGACAGGTATAACAACAGGAGGGGGTACACCACCAAAAACGGCGGGAGGGCCCCTGATTCGCGGGGGGCGTGCAGGGCGGTCTCCACCAGCGTTAGCAGGTGGGCCCTGACGTGGAGCAGGCCGCACAAGGCGGTGTCCTGTTGCGTCTAGATGTGCAAACAATTCAATGCGACTATTAAAGCGCAAGCCACAATTGGGGGCATGACACCTAAGCTGGGATCTACATCGTCAGAATTGGTAGCCTCTCCATTACTTCCGTTGAGCGTTGTACAAGCTGACGCACCGGATGCGAACTCAAAGGAGTCACTAGGATGTATAACGCGCACACGACGCGGTCTGGGATCCTTGCGAACAATCCATTCAAGCCAATCTGACATAGCAAAATCAGCAGAGCTCACCTTGACATCGTCATAATGCACATAAGCACCATAAACAGCGTGAGGGGGTAAGCGACAATTGTGTCTTGGTGAACTCACAAGAATGCGGTTCACAGGTTTAAAGTCGACATGAAATTCACGATTATGTGGGAGCAAATGTTCCATATTAGTACCTACCAAAAGGTCCAACCAATGATGAACACTGGGAAGGATCTCAAATGGAAAGGAATTATCTAAAACAGAGCGCTGCTCAACCGGAGTAACAGTGAGATGTTGAAGCACAACCAGGGGTCGCATAGTAAGTAAAAAGGCACACCGTGTCCTACTAGACTGTATACGTGTCTTAAACACAGCCAGGGTCATCCGAAAATGGTCCAAGCGGTTCGCCCACGCAATCGCACGTCGGTACAATATGTGTGGGTTAACAGGTAAACTAGAGTAGAAAGCAGACGGT